AACATGTCTCCGGAAGAGTTGGCGGTTATACGTGCAATAGGCACGGACACTGCTTTCCCTTGGATTCTCATGGGGCGTGACTTATTCACGCTCCCTGGGTCTCTTAGCTCTGGAGCTTTTACTACCTTCTTTGTCAACAACGTCGCCAACAGCCTTTACGTTAGGCTTGCTTGGCTCAGCGTTCTTCCGGAACGCTTCAACCACTTATCTCTCGCAGAACGTTTAGATATGTTCGAGGACAACGTCACATTTTACGCATTAGGCGACGACAACATGATGTCCGTGAGTGATTTTGCGGTTGAGTTCTTTAATTTTGTTACTCTCCAGGCTTACTTTGCGTCGATCGGTATTAAATATACCGCTGCCGACAAAAGTGACGACGTTTATGGCACCCTGCCTATTTCCAGTGCGACCATTGGAAAACGTCGTTTTCGATACGACCCTGAGTTCAATTTTACTTTTTGCCCGATAGATAAGTCTTCAATCGGGAAGATTTTGTGCGTCGTTATGGACACCGGTCCATTGACGGCAACCGAGAAGCTCCGCGAGTGCCTCGGAGCGGTCGTACCTGAATTCGTTCAGTACGGCCGGTCTGAGTATAATCTCAATGTGGACCGCCTGAAGCGCGTGCTAAACGAGGTGGGAATGACGTACCATTTCCCTTCCTTTGACACGCTCGCGCATCAGCAGGTGTCTCAGGGTCTTACTCCCTGGGACGCAGATTCTCCAGAACAGCCAGTTGTCGACGACCTGACTGCACTCTGACAAAATCGATCGTGACGTTCCTCTAGTAACGTAAAACTGGACCAATTTTTAACCAGCGGTTTGCCTTTGGCCAATAGGGCCTGCAAATTTTACCGCCGCTGCTCTGTATTATACCTATATTATCTATGGAATCTATCACAAACAACGAAACAGCCCCCCCTATGGTTGACAATACGTCGACTACAACCTACACGTCCCTTACGGACGTGGCACCTCCTCAACAGGAGAATGTAACCTTTTCTACTCATGAAGAGTTGTATAAAGTGCAATTTGATTCAGATCCGGATCCGTCTTATGACGATTATTCGACTGACGATGCACCTCTTGCAGGCTTTCTGAGCAGACCCATCGCGCTAACTACAGGCAAGTGGACTACCTATACTCCGCTACTGAATTTGATAGACCCGTGGGTGCTCTGGCAATCTGATGCCAGAATCAAGCACAAGCTCACCAATTTTCAGTTTGCCAATTTTGATCTCAAAGTACGTATCTCCACCAATGGTACGCCCTTTCACTATGGCAGAATGATGATTGTGTACATCCCTTATGGATTGAGCAATCAGGCCGCGCAATACGCGTATGAGGCCCTCACTAACGGAGCCACCGGAGCTCGCGAAGTAGGACTTCAATATTTTTCCACCTATCCGCATGCGTTCATAGACC